TGATCTGCTTACCGTTGAGAGGTAACCGCTTGCCTGTCAGGTGGTAGTCCACAATTCCCTTGCAGTCAGCGATTAGCGACTCAACTATTTTCTGCTCGTCTGTCATGACTGTGTATTAGGGGAAACCCGTAGTCTTGCTTTTATCTCTGCCAGTGCAGCTCGACCAATGTCTGTCTGAACCTTCGGGGCTGGCAGTGCGTTGTAGGTTCTGTGCTCTACTCGGTCGAAGTCTCGATACATCCGCACAAACTCTGCAAGGCTTGGTGGCCATTGCCGGTCTAGTGTTGGGAGCGTGTGAAGGATGCGTTTGATGATTTCTACGTTTGCCGACTCGAGGAACAACTGCCAGGACTGATTTGCCGCCATGATTGCGTTGTCATCGTCTAGGTACATGGATTTGACCTTCTGCGCCCCGTAGAGAGTCGCAAAGTGCGTCATCATCCGTTCAGCGAGAGGGTAGGCGTCTGACATTGGCATCACCCATGTTAATGACTCGTCCAAAGATCAAATCCTCTTTCTTAGCTGGCTTCTTAGGCGCAACCCACTCAGCCTTAAATCCCTGCCAGCCACGGTCTACACACTCGTTTAGGGCTTCCTCTAGCGTGTAGCCAGCAAGATCAGCCTCTGTGCGTATCCGCTGCACAACTCTCTCGGTGACGATGGCTTTCTTCTGCTTCCGATGCGCCAAGAAGTCCTGCCAACACCCTTCTGATACGTCGTCTGGTTTCATTTGCACCTCCTGACGCAATCGTAAAGAGGTTTTTTGCTCTTGTGTAAAAAACTTTTCTATCGATTGTCCGTTAGCAATAGGTTCTGTCTAACAGTGGCTTCTCTGAGCATAGTTCCCCCAGGGTGGTAGCCCCCAGCGTAGCTGGTCTGGCTTCCTCCTCTCCCACTGCTGTCATCCTGTGACAGAGCCAGAGTACCTAGCGGCTGCGATTCATCCGTCTGTGCTTGGTCTACCACCCGTTAAGCACATACGTTATCCAGTCCCTCGCAGACAGGCTGGGAGGCTCGCAATCAGGGTGTCAGATTGGCCTGTGTTTTCTTCCGCGCAGCCCATGCAGGCTCTTGATCTCGCTCGGAGTGCGGTTGGCCGTAGAAATGAAAAAACCGTCTAGGAAGACCCCGCTGGAAAATCCTTGTTACTGCTAAGGATCACCCCTGACGGGGTCGGAGTCTTGCTAGACGGTTCATGTCGGTTTCCAGGCCAACAGGAACCATCTTACATCAGAAGCAGTTCGTATTGCAATTGCTGCCGTAACAACAGGTGGTACAAGTAACATACCTGCCGTTGACGAAGTACGTGTGCGTGCTGCAAGCAGCGTAAGCAATACTAGCCACCAGAGAGAACAACAGACCTATTGCAAGTTTCTTCACATCGACCTCGCTTTCAACATAGCGTCAGCCATTTCATAACAATGCTCTGCAACAGCCAGATCGTCGTCTCCATCTGCCCATTCTGGTGGATATCCCCCAGTGTGTGCATAGATGCCCTGTAAAGCCTTTGCCGCAAAATAGTCTCGCACAGACATCCCTGCATCGCTAACAGAGTTTTGGCCCCCTAAAGCTGGCGCAAGGTTTGGATGCAACGGAAACGCTGGACCACTTTTGTCTTGACTCAATTTCACCTCCTTGTAGTGGAAAACACCTGCTATAGAACCTTTTCCCCGCACTTCTTGACGCATTTCCCGTCGGGATTCCCGCATTTCCCGACACGGGAAGTTTCGGGAACTTCAGCACTACTTGACAGATATCCTGCCAGCCTCACACAGAGCAACCAACGTCTTGCGGAACGCATCCTCCCACGCCTCCCGCCGCTCCTCTCCTGTCATCTTCGACCCCTGGTCGATGGCAAAGTGACAGTGCTGACAGAGTGCAGCGGTAAAGCAGTCGTGCGCCTTCATCCCCAGGCCCTTGCCGTAGTGTGACCAGTTAGCATGAGCGGCTTGCGTCTGACCGTCCAGACCACATCGCTGGCAGCATAGAGAAGCAACAGCCTTCAACCATGACTTACTGCGGAACATCACGCCTCCCATCTAAGTTTTGCTTGACCGACAACTGACTGCCAATCTCTGCCGACTCTTGATTGCCAAGACTTCGGGTCGCTAGGTTTTAGTTCAGCAACAACCTTCCATCCAGCACCACGAAGGCTTGCGCCGGACTCAGATTGCAACGTGTAGGTAATCAACTTTTTCCAACCTAACGCTTTAGCTGCTTGCCATGCTCGTGCGTACAAAAACGAGCACGATCCTTTTGGAGCGTCCTCGTTAACACAGCATCTCGTCACTTCTACCGTTTCACCGTTATCAAGAAAACGAGCAACCGGACGCCCAACAATACACACCCCAACCAGATGCGCTCCGTCGCTCACCCCAACCGCATATAGCCCACCTTGCGGAGCCTTGTTGTGACGATGAAAGTTAGCCACGAACTCACGCGCTTCTGTTAGCGTCATCGGAACCGCTGTCAACATTCAACACCTCAACATGACAAGAATGATGCAAGCTAGTCTCTCGACCGTCGCGCTCTACAACGTGACGCATACCGGACGGGGTTCTGATCTCTAGACGCAGGTAGGTATACACCTCACCTGTCCGTAACAGGATGAACCGCTGCCCCGGCTTTACCCTTCGCACTCGCGTGACACTTTCTGAGTTCATCCTCTAGTTCCCTCCTTGCTGGCATCCCTCTGGCCTTCTCAACCTGCTCCAGATGCTCTCGGCGCTTTTTGATCGGCCATCTCAGCACAGTGACAGCCTCGCAGTGCAATGCGTACTCTCGTGACTGCAACCCAACTACGGAGCCATCAGGGAGAGTGACGAGTCTTGCGTTGTCATGTCGTTCGCCGCACGCAAAACAGACATCTCGTCCGTCTGCGTCAACCCGTGATTGATCGCCCATGCCAATACCTGTTCAACGTAGTCGGAAAACTGTGCCTTCGTCAGCCCTGTTGTAGTCGGCTCTGCCTCCATCACCTGACCGTTGGGCAACTCCAACATCCTCCCAGGCAGATACCGAGTCTTGAAGTAAGCGTGCCAGACATCCTGATCGTGCGCCTGACCCTGCGGACGTATCTGCTCGCTGATCGCTGACAGTGTGGCCCAGTAAAAAGAGTTCTGGGCGCTTGTTCTGTTGGGTGGCTCTATCCGTACCACCCAGCCATGCCGAGCGGTTTTGACGGCCTCTACAGCCCTCTGTCGGGCAGTGTCGTGCGCTAGTGTGAAGATCACAGTTCCACCTCTTTCAGTTGCCAGCGGTTTCCTTCCTTGAACCACCCATGCAGCACCACCCGCCACCCTGAACGAATCATCTCAGGGTAAGCCTCGGCCTCCTCGATCTTGTGCCGACGAGCAGCAAGGTTCGCCTTGCTGGTGACCTGGATCGCCACCGTCTCGCCGTGACCGATTGCCAGCAGATCAATGCAGCCCCAGAGGTCGTGCTTGCGCTTCGTGAACGAGTTGTAGTGCTCGACCAGTGCCACTTGGTAGCCCAGCTCTATAAGCACAGCCTTCGACCGAGCAGTCAAGTTAGACATTTTCGATCTGCACATCGATGTTGGCGTACTGCGGACACAAGTCTCCCAACTTGACCACCCCTCCCGTCAACTCCTGAATCTGCAAGGCTCGCTTGATCGGCACCCCTCTCGTTTTCCACCCGTTTACTGCCTGTTTGCTGACCTGCAATTGCTCACACAACTTCCCCTTCGTGCCCACCAGGGCAGCGGCTAGGTTGATCGCATCGTTCGGTGTCATTGCAACCTCAAATTGTAAAAGTTGTAAAAAATGGAACGTCCTGCTTGACCTCTGGATGAAGTCTACTGTACTATTCTTTCACCGTCAACAAACAACAACCGAGGCACAAATGGACTTGTACTGGATTCGTGAGGACAACTACAACGACAGTCTCGAGCGTCAGCAAGAGCAGGAGAGCGACGAGATTGCTTGCTGGCTCGACTCAGCGTCAGTCAAGGAAATCATCCAGGTCTGGGGCGACCTAGACCGCGATACCGACATCACCACAGACCAAGTGATTGAGATGCTCTGGAACGGTGAGGATGCGAAAGCATGGTTCAAGCAGCGCATTCAGGCACTGGCAGAGAAACAGTTCGACACCTGGAAGCAGTCCTCCAAACTCGCATATAAGGCTTGCAAATGAAACACCTCGCAATCATCGCGGCAGGAGTAGTCCTCGGCATCACAGCAGTCGATTGGAGTATCGGTTCAACCTCAACGATAGGAGCCTTGTTTTGGCGCATCTTTTGAACGAATTTAAGTGGATCCCTGGAGTTGCAACTGACATCGAAAAAACCTGGAGAAAGTTCGGCTACATCCCGCCTAGCGAGCAACAGTCATATCAACTGAAATGGAAACGATTCAAGGATAACAACCATGAAACAGATAGCAGCAGCATTAGTGAAGTCTCAGAAACAGTT